TGTGAAGCCAATAACGTATGAGCGGTCAGAGGAACCAAATGAGGTTGTCTCTAAAGTCTCTGCCTCGCGTGGAAATGAAACAGAGTTAAGGGTATTGCTAATATCGGTAAGTGTGCCAGCGTTGTTGTCTACCTTGAATACGGCGGCTTTACCATGTCTAAATGTTGGCATTTTATTATCTCCTTGAGAAAGCGACGCTACGGGTTATAGCGCCTGTACCTGTTGCGATTGTGGTTCTTGTCCTCAGATAACGATTTACTGTCGTACCTGAAGCAACTTCATATCTTTCTGAATCTAGTCCAGCGATTGCCACTGTTCCGAATATAGCCAAGTCAGCAAATGTTGAGTTATCTGATGAGTGCTGTACTGCGATTATAGTAGTTGCTGTTCTAGCGTTCGCTGTTACATGAAGGTGCGCTACTCCACCATTAGTAGAGGAAGCAGCATTATCAACACTTGCTGTATTAGTTGTTGCAGATACGGCAGTTTGACAAATTAACCAAACACCCGAATCTAATCCTCCGTTTGCTATTGCTTCTGCTGATACAGAAACAACATCGGTCAGAGGACTACTAATTTCATACGAGGTTGAGTCTGCATTGGCTAGGACTGTTCGCCCTCCGATAGCCGTGCTATCAGTTGATACTGTTATTACCTTAGGGGTTGCAGCGCCTAAAGAGGCAGCAAAGATTGAATCTGCACTAGAGGTCGTTCCATCAAAAAGACCTTCAAATGAAATTGTACCTTCGTTATGTCCAACAATGTAGGAGCGGTCAGAAGAGCCAAAAGTTGTAGTTTCGGGAACTTCGACTGCGTAGGCAGCACTAGCACTATTAAGGTAGGTGCTCAGGTCAAAATCATCACTTAAAACTGTGGTTATTTTACCATGTCTAAATGTAGGCATTAGTTGGTCTCCTCAACTCGGCGTTCAAAGTTTGTACCATCTTGAACATATCCATCTTTATCCCCATCGATAGCGTGTGGGTCAAATGTAACTTCAGGTGCAACCTCAATTACAGGTTCAACTACTGGCTCGGCTGCTGGAGTTTTACCATCAGAGAGTTCAATCAGTCCTTGGTCTAATAACCACTTGGCTGACTTCTCTGGAATATCTGAAACTATCGTGCCTGTTTCGGCACGCCTATCTGGTGGATAATCTAATCCTGTTAAAACGCGGTATTGGGGCATGTTGCCTCCTTTGGGCAGGAACAACCCCAAACGCCTGACCTCATGGGTTCTGCCGCGTTGGGGTCTCTGGGACTCGGTTGCTCAACTTTACCACCATTAATCTTTTATACTTAACGCCACACTAAAGGATTTGTAAGTCTGCAACTCTTTTTTCAGGATACATCGCAAAAGTGAGAACTCCCGCTTCTGACTTTTCCCCTTTCATCTGTTCCCACCAGTCAGACCCGCCGTCCATAGCAGGTGCTTGCATCCAAACACAACCACCCCAATCAGCCATACGGAAATGATGATAATGTCCTGAAACTAAAACATCACTATCTCCAACTGTACGCCTCCCCAAAGATTGTCCCTCTAGCCATCTACGCAACTTTGCCTCTGGTGTTGCCCCAGTTACTCGCGCTGCGTGTCCGTGTGTTATTCCCAAAACCCAACCTGCAACATCTGCCGTTATTGATAACTTATCGGTTGGAATAGCAAACTTGATGTGTCCATAGGCTGCTGGATTGGCTTCTAAAATCTCTGCTACCTGTTCGACTATCGCCAAATCGTCATTGTCATTTAGTGTTGTGTAAGACTTGCCACTTGAGTTACGGTTTTCCCCATGATTACCCCCAACTGCCATCACCGATACTTCCGTAAAGTGAACACTCCAGCGTACAAGGGCATCTCGTAATAGACGCCTTGCTACCTTTATCTGGTCACGCCTATCTAACTCAACTCCAAAGGTTTGTTGAGCATAGTGCCCTACGCAACCTTCCACCGAATCCCCTGTCCATAAAACAACTAATCGTCCTATGGGGCGCTTGAGTTTCCGCAACTCTTTTATTCTTATCTCAACTGCGTCAATTCCTGCAAGTATGCGGTGAATTGTTCCTTTTAGTCCATCACCATCTGGCTTGGCAATCTGCCAATCTGCCAAAACTACACAAAAAGCCCCGTCTCCTAAACTCTGTACTTGTACCTTAGGTTTATGTTTTTTGATTTCATTTTCTAACTCTTGTAAATCCTCTGTTCTGGCTTTTTTTATCTGTACTACTTTGCCCTTCCATTGACGATTAAGAGTGCCTAAGGGGTCGCCCCACACATTAAATAAGACAGGTTCAACTACTGCAAACTTGCTTGGGTCAAGTCCCCAAATCCGCAAGATAGATTCCCAGTTGGGTATCTCCTCGGCAGGTATGGCATTGGTAGTAACAGTTCCTTCTGCCCCATTCCAAACAACTCCCGCTTTCCACTCACCCTCGCGCTCGCGAGGTGTGGGAGTATCTAATTTACTTGCAGAAGTTTCTAATAACTTATCTAATTCATCTTCCATACTCACGGGCAAGAACAACCTGTGCCTGTGAATTTACGGCGGCGGTGACGGCGAACAACATCACCACTTACATAGTAATTGTTTTTCTTTAACAACAAGGCAAGGTCTGAAGACAAAACTTTGTCATTATCTAAAAGTTCTTGTAACTTTATGCGCTCTGGCTCGGTGACACTTTCTAAAATCCGTCTGACCGAACACACCATGCCATTTTCTTGTCTTCTTGGGACAAAGGAATTAAGGTCATCAAGTAAGTTGTTGATTGGTTGCTTTGCAGCGGTGACAGTTGAGTTTCCAAGGTATGGTGAGGTATTCGGCAAGGATACGGTTACATCTCCAACATCGCGGCGTTTCGTCACGCTTTTCTCCTCTGGCGTATGGGTCTTTAGGTGGCGTATCCAAGTCTACACATCCACAAGACAATCCACATTAAACACGACACGCGGGCGTTCAAGATTATCGGTAGAAAGGCTATAGAAAGAGCCAGTAGGTTCAGTCCTCATAATTGTTACTCCACCTGCTGAAACATTGACCATACCTGAAACCAGAGTACGCAAGGTTTGTGCTAAGTCACGCGCTGTTGGGTAATCATCTCGTCCAGCCCGAACAGATATTTGCATACTAGGGCGGTCTATTTCTATCGCCGTTGTCCCAAAAGTCATCGTAGGAGGAAATCCTTGATTTTCATAAATTGTTACACATAGGTCTGGAGTATCAGGCATCTTGCCTAAAAATAGGTTAGTTCCAATGGTCAGTGTTGCATTATTAGTATCAATGTAGGAGCCTAAAGCCTCTAGTGCTGTTGCCATTTATAGTCCTAATCCTTTGCGAACTTGGAGTAAGAGTCTATCTGCCATACCAACAACTTGACGCTTTACAGGGTCTTCTAAATACTTTGCTTTAGTTCCCTCGTTATGTGTTGCCTCTAAGTCTTCATGGACTATAAGGGCATAATCTGAGGCTGAGCCACCATAGGAAATCTCAACTACTAAATCTTTTCCGTCTAAAAAAGGACGAGTGAGAATACCTGAGTTTTTTAGAATACCTGTATCGACTGGAACCTCGCGTTGGGAGGCAGCAAAGGCGAGCGCGCCCTCGCGATAGAGTGCCTGTCCTAAGGCTTTGGCAGCCCGTACACCCCCAAAAGTGAGCAGGCTGGTCAACTGCTTAGTGTCTATCTCAAAACTCTCTCCTACGAACGCCATTATACCGCTCCAAAGGTTACTTCTGTGTGGTGGATTGCGGTAGTGCCATTAGCCGAGTAGTAGACCTTGCGAACCCCCGTAATTCTAGGGTCAGCCGTAAAGTAGGGCAAATCAAGTCTATCTCCAACATCAACTGTCGCATCTGACATGATATAAAGTTTGCCGCCTTCTAAAACCTGTTGACCTTGTTCATCTCTGGTTTTACCGATAGTGGCTACTACGCGGGCAGCATAAGAAGTTCCAGAGGCAGCGATGGTTTGTTTGCCATAATTATCCAAAGTGGAAGCGGTATAGACCACGACAGTATCTGTCATGTCTTTAGTCCAATGCGAAGGCTGCCCAGATACATATGCCATAGTGCCTCCAGTTTATACTGTGTAGTCGTGAAGTCCTGTACGGAAGTCAGTACTAAATACGGTCTGTGTTCTTTCTGCTGTGCTGAGAATAGCAGAGGCATTGACACTGGGAGTTGGTGGATACAGTTTGTTTTTTTGCCCTCTAAGTCTATCTGCTACAGCACGAAACTCTGCAGCAGAGGTGGCATAAGACTCTGAGATAGACAAATCCCCGATACTGCGAGAGTAGTTAGTCTTGTTAGCATACTGCGCTGAAATAATTTCGGCAGCCGCAATAGCCGCGTCATAAACATTTCCCCATGTAGAGAAAAGGTAGGTGATTTCAGCGTCTTGTAAATGAGCGTCAGTTGAGTCAGTATCTTGAACTAGAAACCTGATTTTGTCTCTATCCCCTGATGAGGGGTCAACATAGGTAAATGCCATTACATTCCACCGAGCATAAAGGCAGTCTGTCTAGCGCGGTCTAGAACGGCTGAGTCCAACACAACATCTGAAGTTAAGGCTACTGTTCCAGTGCTGTTCGGCAAAGTAATAGTTCTATCTGCCGTTGGGTCAATTACTGTCAGCGTGGTCTCGAAAGCATCTGCTGTTGAACCTTCAAAGATAACGCTTGTTGTAAGTTGAGGC